CTTATAAGAGCTTGTCAATAGCTCTTATAAGTATGTTATAGCGTAGTTATAACATCCGGTCTTAATCGGGATAATTTATCTTCTGTCATTGCTTCACCCCCTGTCCTCTGAAAAAAGATAGTCGATAGAACATTTTGGAAAAGCTTTTTTCTTAATTAGATACATTTCATTTCTTTTAAACTCTGTGGCACCACTTATTTTGTTTTTTAAGCTTTCGTAGTTTATTCCGGTAAGTTCCGACAATGCTTTAATTGTCATTTTTCTTCTTCCCAACTCAGCGTTTAAATTTGAAAACATACATCGCACCCATTTTTACCCTGTATCGTAACTATATTTTGATAATATACCTTATATCGTAATTTGTCAACCCTAAAACGTATTTTTTTAATCTTAAAGCGTATTTTTTTACTTTACAAAGTAATGTTTTTGGTGTATATTCGTATTAGAGGTGATAAAAATGTCATTCACAGACAAACTTGATATGCTTATGGCGAAAAATAAAATTAACAAGTCTATCCTTTCGAGAGAAGCAGATATCCCATACACAACTATTGATGGATTTTATAAGAAAGGAACCGATAATATTAAGCTCTCAACTTTAAAGAAAATTGCCAGATATTTTAATTGCAGTTTAGATTATTTAGTGGATGATGATCGCAATGATAATATCTCTACTCTCGCAGCTCATTTTGAAAATGACGAATACACAGAAGATGAGCTTAATGAAATAAAACAGTTTGCTGAGTTTGTTAAAAATAAAAACAAAAGAAACTAATCAATTCCTGAAGGTGATGTATTGAGTAAGCTAAACGAACTATACATACATGCAGATAAAAATGATATTGAAATAATAGATTACGACTTCAAAAGTGATAATATAAAAGGTCTATACTGTGATAATGTTATTGCTTTGAAGAAAGGATTGCCAGAAGCCGAAAAGACCTGTGTCCTGGCCGAAGAGCTTGGCCACTACTACACTTCTGTCGGCAACATACTGGATCAGAATAATGTGAATAATAAAAAGCAAGAACTTATTGCTCGCCGATGGGCAACCAACATACTGCTCTGTCCTGCCGACCTTATAGAAGCTTGTAGAGCCGGCAATGAATATATTTCAGATATAGCAGAATATCTTGGTGTGACATCGGAATTTCTGATTGATGCCATTAATGTTTTCTCTGCAAAATACGGTCCGGTATACTCCGACGGCGAGTATGAAATAAGATTTTGTGAACGTGGATTCAACTTAGCGAAATTGAAAAAAAATCATTTTAAAAATTAAAGGAGGAATTTTTTATGAAAATAAATAGAGTGCTCATCTGTTTATTTGCTTCTGTATCTTTTTCAACAACCGCATTTGCCTATACATCTATTGATGTAGATCTTGCTATGCGTGACTATCTTAATAATATTAATTCAGAACAATCGTCCACATCTAACAATAACGCTATACAATCATCTGCATCACCCCAAACTGCATCAAATATCAAATTAGTTGTTAATGGCTCTGAGATAAAAACAGATGTACCACCGGCTATAATTGATGGCAGGACATTAGTTCCGTTAAGAGCAATGTTAGAAGCTGTTGGTGCATCAATTAATTGGGAACCATCTACACAAACTGTAACAGCAAAAAAAGATTCAACAACAATTAAATTAATAATCGGTAGCTCTTCCGCATACGTAAATAACGTGCAAAAGAATCTTGATGTCCCTGCAATGATTATAAATGAACGAACAATGGTTCCGGCCAGATTCATTGCTGAAAATTTTAATTATAATGTAAAGTGGAACAGTGCTTCAAATACAGTTAATATAACTTCATATAATGATGTTAATGACCACCCCGAAATTGCAGCACATAATGTTTCCGGTGTCCCGGATGGATGGGTGCCATGTAACATTGGAACACTTAATTCAGCTGCATATGCAATAGCGGATGGCAGCGTTGTTTATGTAAATGGTCAATATTGGTGCTCACCAGAATATGCTAATGCTCAAACAAATGAATCCGTTGTATGGGTAAAGGATGTTGCTGAAGGCAATAATTCTCAACCTATTTATGATACACTTAAACCGGATACGGTCATAGAATATATCAATGCCGATTGGTCAGACATATCAATACTTAATAAGTATAAATCTGAGCTTATATACAAAAAACTGATTGAAACCCAAGCAGCAACGGCGATTATATCAGATTATGATGTACTTAAATATGTAATTCCGTCATTGCCTTCAAGCTTTGCTACTAATCCAACTTCAGGAGAATATGAAGGAATAAGAATAAAAGTTGAAAACGGAAAAATTTATATTTGCAAAAGTGATTTAGCAGCTAAAGGGATAATTTAATTCGTAAAATTAATTATGCAAATTGAAATGTATGTTGCTTGATGATTTAAAAGAAAAATGTGCAAAAAAAATAAGTCAACCCCAGGAGCAAAGGAATTCTTGATATAAAATCTACTCCCATTCGGGAACCCAGCTTTATCCTTCACGAGTTAACTTATATATATTATAGTATACAAAAAGTAATATGTCAATTCTTTAAAATTTAGAAAAAGCTTAAAAATTTTAAAAAAATAATTAAAAATATACACACTATTCTAAAATAGCTCTGTTATAAGGAGGTTTTCCAAATGATGTACCCTTTTATGGTCTTAGATGACAAAACAGAAATCGTTCATTCCGACACATACACAGATAACGGAACAGAAACCGTAAAAGTTTATTTCGAACAGCCCGTATACGGAGGATTCCATTCTGCTGAATGCTATCTGCCATCATACACATGGAAAAACATTGATGGCTTTTCTTCCGCGGAAATTTCTAAATATGAGGACTTTTTAAAATCTGTGGCACAATCAATCCGGTGAAATAGCCGGCTAAACTTAAGAGGAAATAAAAATACTATAAAATTACTATAAAATAATTGATTTTGTTTGAGTTATGCCATATAATAATATTAACAGAACCCAACACGCCTCTGTTCGATATTATTCGATTATGCGGACCACGTTGGGTCATTTTTTATTTATAGGAGCTTTATATGGAGAAAAAGAAAACCCATCAGCCTGCACTTACAGTTGATAAACAAATCGAAAACCTAATATCCATAGGATTAATAATCAATGATACCGAATATGCAAGAGATATTTTAAATAAAATATCATATTACAGATTAATAAAAGCATATAGCCTTAATTTGAAATCAAAAAATCAAAATTACAACAATAATGTTACTTTTGAACAAATAGTAAACTTATATTCATTTAATTCAAATTTACGACAGCTTCTGTTTCCTGAAATAGAAAAAATAGAAATATCTGCAAGATGTAAAATTTCAAATTATTTCTCAACTAACTATGGCGTACTTGGTTACATAAATTCCGAAAATTTTATCAACGCAACATATCACAGCCGTTTTATATTCGAATTAAGCGAAGAAATTAAAAGAAATTCCAATTCACCATTTGTTAAAAATTTTAAAAATAATTATATAAGTGAATATCTTCCGTTTTATGCTGTAATAGAGCTATTCTCTTTCGGTATGCTTTCAAAGTTTTATAAAAACATGAAAAACAGTGATAAAAAGATTATTGCCTCTAATTTTGGAATTGGATATACATATTTAGAAAGTTGGCTTGAAAGTATTTCATATGTAAGAAATATATGTGCTCATTACGGTAGACTTTATAATTTCAGACTTATAAAGAAACCAACTTTATATAAGGAATACCTAAAAGATAATATTCAAAACGACAGAATTTTTGCTATTATACTTTGTCTTAAGTACTTGCTGAATAAAGATGAACAGTGGAACTCATTCATAACAAAATTAAGTGCACTTATTGAAGAATATGATGAAATAGAATTTAAATATATAGGATTTCCTGATAATTGGGAAAATTTATTAATCTAACAAAGGAGGTATTTTATGTCCGCGGCGATATACACTCGACAATCCATCGAAAAGAAAGACAGCGAAAGCATCGATGTCCAGATTGAGTATGCAAAAAAATATCTTGAGCCGAATGAGGATTTTGAGATATTTTCCGATCCGGGATACTCCGGCAAAAACATAATGCGTCCGGATTTTCAACGTATGCTGGAAGGAATAAAAAGCGGAAAATTCGATAAAGTAATTGTTTACAAGCTCGACAGAATAAGCAGGCGTGTTTCGGATTTTTCATGGCTTATGGAACTGCTCAAAGAATACAAATGCTCTTTTATCTCGGCAAAAGAGAATTTTAGCCTTGATACTCCTGCCGGCAGAGCCATGCTTTATATGACATCGACCTTTGCCCAGATGGAGCGTGAAAGCACCAGCGAACGTGTACGGGATAATTATTACGAACGTATCAAGCTCGGAGCAATAGGCGGCGGTCCTGCTCCGCTCGGATATGACAACAGTACGGTTATAATCGGCGGTAAAAAGCATTCGATATATGTGGCAAACGGCGAAATCGAAATCATTAAAAAGATGTTTGAAATATACAGCCGTCCGATTACAGCGCTTGCCGATGTAAAAAAAGAGTTGGAAAGGCTTTACGGAGTAAATATACAGACTTCGGATATATCTCGAAGACTGCACAATCCGACTTATGTTAAAGCCGACGCATCTATATACAACTATTATTATAAGACCGGAGCTATTGTTGCATCTCCTATCGAAAGCTTTGACGGAATACACGGTTGTCTGCTTGTCGGCCGCAGAAAAGCAAATGAGCGGAAATATACCGATGTCAGAGAACATACACTCACAATCGGTCGGCACGAAGGCGTTATAGACAGCGACACCTTCCTATACATACAAAATAAGCTATCCAAAAACAAGCAGATTAAAAACAGCCATAAAGGCCAATACACATGGTTATCCGGTCTTGTCAAATGCACCGACTGCGGATACGCCATGGTCATAAAGCGTTGGAAATCGAAAAACGGCTATGTTTCAAATTTATATTGCAGCAGTCAGAGCAATCACGGTATCTGCAAGCCGCATTCGCACAATGTTACCGATGTTGAAGATTATGTATATAATTCAATGGTTGAAAAGCTGAAATCGTTGCAGGAAATAAAACTTAATGCCCAGACAAACAGGAACGAAAAAATAATGGAGCTGCATAAGGCTATTGAGGATATAAACGCTAAAATAGAGAACCTTGTAATAAGCCTTGAGCAGGCCGGAACATCTGCATTAAAGTATATTAACAAGCGTATCGAAGAACTGGATAACGAAAAAACACAGCTGGAATCGGAAATGAATACGTGTAACTATCAGATTGAATCTATCGTACTTCCGAATTTAACAGACTGGGCTTCCAAGTCGCTTGACGATAAAAAAGAAATAGCCAGATCACTTATAGAAAAGGTGTCTATCGACTATAAAAACAATATCACAATCGCCTGGAAGGTTTGATTTTACTGCACTTCACTTTAGTGTCTATTGTTGATACGTTAGGCACTAAAGTGCATAGCTGATATATTGATATAACATTATCCACAAAGTCAAATTTTATATAAAAAAATATATACATTCTCTTATTTAAACATTATAATTAATTTAAAGAAATATAGGTGAATATTATTCTTATAGAAGGTGAACATATGAGTACTCCGCCAAGCAAAGGTAAACTGCTTTATCATATTACACATATTAACAATATAGAATCTATATTAAAATATGGACTAATGTCAAGAAAAGAAGCCAAAAAAAGGCAAATTAAATTTGAAGATATTGCTGATCATGATATTCTTTCAAAACGAGATTCATATAAAACTGATCTATCTGAGTATGTTCTATTTCATTTTTATCCTAAAAATCCATTTGATGGAGCTGTATGTCAAAAATATGGTTCCGAAAATATGGCTATAATTACTATACAGCGAAAACTTTATAAAAACTATAAATTTTATATTATTCCTTCTCACCCTTTAGATAGCGATATTCCTAATATATATCCGTATGAAGAAGGCTTGGAAAAGATAAAATGGGATATACTTGATTCAGATAATCGTGATTATCATAATCAAGATGTAAAAAAAGCTTGTATGGCTGAATGTATAATGCAATATACTATTGAGCCTAAAAATTTCTTTTGTATTTATGTCTATAATGAATCTAATAAACAAAAAATCGAAAATTTATGTAAACAGCTAAACATAAAAGTTGATGTTAATGTTATAAACAATATGTTTCCAAAAACATATACATAGCGAGGTGACATTATGTTTATTTATACTACAGGAAACTTATTAGAATCTAACGCAACTGCATTAGTTAATACTGTTAATTGCGAAGGATATATGGGTAAAGGTATAGCTTATCAATTTAAACTAAGATATCCGGGAAATAATGCAGACTACATCAAGGCATGTAAAAGCGGGAAATTATCACCAGGGAAATTACATTACTATGTCGAAGATAAAAAAACAATTATTAATTTTCCCACCAAAAATAAGTGGCGCGAAAAATCTAAAATCGAATATATACAAACAGGGCTTGATGAATTAAAAAAATTAATTATAACCCTTAATTTAAAGAGCATTGCAATTCCTCCACTTGGAAGCGGCAACGGTGGTCTTTGTTGGTTAGATGTTAAGCCAATTATAGAACAAAAATTATATTCTTTATCAACTACTGTTGATTTTTATATATATGAACCTTCTAAGCACTACTCAACTACTCCATCCGTCGAACCAAACCTTAGCATATCAGCACTTGTACTTATGGAAATTAAGCATAATCTTAAAAAATTTAATAGATTAAGACTACAAAAATGTGCATACTTCGTTAATATATTTTCAGGTAAAAAATATTTTAACTTTGTTCCATACAAATATGGTCCATATGATCATTCAATAGACATAATCAGTAAAAAGATAAAAGAATTTCAGGAATTTCATAATACATCTAATACTGATGAAGCAAAAGCTATTCTTTATAATAAAATAGTTAGCGAAAAAGTTGATAATACTATATCTGAACTTTCTCCAGCTATAATTCAAGCTTGCAATTTTGTAAATAGTATTTCCAGCGACCATGTACTTGAATGTGTTTCAACCATATGCTTCTTAATTGAGCAAAACAATGTTATATCAGAAGCTGATATTATTCTTGGCTTTAAATCATGGTCGGATGAAAAAGCAAAAAAATTTAGCATTGAAGATATATCTTATTGCATTAAAGAACTTTATTCCTATGGCTTAATTGAAAAAAATCTTATAGGTTATCAAATAGCCGTTTAAATAGCCCCTTACACTTTATGGGGCTTATTTTATTATAAGCAAACACAATAAGGGGTACAGCCTCCGCCATACCCCTAAACATCAATAATTCTTAACAATTACTTCCTTAAATTTATCTCCGGAGCTATTAGCCGAAAGCGTACAGCTACGTGCAATACTCTGGATATTATAATCCTTATACAGCTCTCTGATAAATTCATCATCATTATACGAAAGAATAAACCTACCTTTTATATTATCGAGTACAGTCTTAAGTCTTCTATGGTCCTCTTCATCAAAAACCTTATCATTATTATAATACCGTTCAGTCTTATGGTATGGCGGATCGAGATAGAACAACGTATCTGTTGAATCATACACTTTAATAAGCTGTTCAAAATTTCTATTCTCAATAATAACTCTTGAAAGTCTCTCCTGTATCTCCGCAAAGCGTTCTAAAGAACGGCTTATGTTTTTAGGCCTTGTTGCAAAACTATCCTTTTTGCAGCCGAAACTCATCTTAATCAAATAAAAGTAACGAGCTGCTCTCTGAATATCCGTCAATCCTCTCATATGCAGCTGTTCCTTGAAATCATAAAACAATTCACTTGACTGTACTATGTAGCTTAATTCTTTCTCCAATGCTTCAGGGTGATATTTCACACAGCGATATAGGTTTACAAGGTTACTGTCAAAATCGTTGTATACTTCGAGCTGACCTTTCTCCTGCGGTTTTCTAAACAATACCCAACCGGCTCCACCGAATACCTCAACGTATCTCCCGAAAGTTTCGGGAAAATTAGAAATAATAGTATCTCGCAGAAGCTTCTTACCTCCTACCCAACCAATAAAGCTGTCCATACATATCACCCTTTCAGTATTTAATTTTAAATGTTCATTATTATGCTCAAGCCATAAATCTCGCCCAGATAACCAAGGTACGCACCATGTCCTCCGATAAATCAAGCTTATGTGCATCAGCAATCGCACCCTTATCGATTAGCTGCTGTATTGTCACCTTGCCCCATTCGGGGACATCCTCAATCGTGTTGTATCTCTTTTCTGCTTTCATACTTTCTACTGCCTCCTCAACCTGTTTCACAAACCAATTCCAGCCATAATTACGATATATGTACACCGGATCAATTAATATTCTCGGACAATCCTTATTAACCCAGTCTGCATGACGCCTCAATTCCTTAATCGTCAGACCATATTCAACAAGCTTTTCTGCCGCAAATTTTGCCGCATTAAGCAATGTCTTAACTCTGTCACCGCTCTCACATATTTCTATGGAAAGTGAATGGCGGTTTCCTTCAGTGTCACCGCAGTGCCATGCTTCTTCCCGGTCCGGTATCGCCTGTACTACTCCGCTCTCATCTACACAGTAATGCCATGAAGCATACCTATTATTAGTTGGATTATCAAGCCACGCTCGTTCATTTAATGCTGTACTCTTAGCGTTTGCGGTTGAATGTATAGTTATTGTTGTTTTAGGATATGCACCACCCGGTCTGAGGCGGTGTCCTTTTCTTAAAATCATTTTCTTCATAATCAATCCCCATTTTTAATAAGGTTTCTAAACATCTCATAAAGGCCTGTACTTGCAAGACCGCTAAAAAGACCGCCTAAAAGAATTTCTGCTGTAAAAACCTTGTTTACCCATACATTTATCAATACACCCACAATTCCCATTACAAGCGGAATAAAGCGGTTTATCTTATCATTGGGTACAATATTCTTGATTATATAACCAAGACATAAGCATATACCTACAATAAGCGGTATTGCAAAATTAGTTAAAAATGTAATGTCCATAGCTTTTTCACTCCTTATTTTCTAAATCGTCAATTCGATGATTGGCAACTGCTATTTTTTCTTCATAAACGGCTGCCTTTTGCTCTAATTTATAAGTACGCTCAATTAAGTTGTTGTGCTTATTCATTTGTTTGGATAGCTCTGCAATCTGATATTTTATCAAAGCTATTGTTTCGTCCTGCTGTGCCTGAAGCTTGCGAGTTTGATAATCGTTGTTTATCATGCAAACGATGATTGCAGAGCCGGCACTTATTAACGCTAATACAATTTCCATATTTCCCTCCTTATCCTAAAAAAGGGCGGTTTTAACCGCCCCTTGATTATTTGAGCATTGAATATATCTCATGTAAAAGAGTATATGCAAAATAATCGCTTCTCTGGTTTGGATGGTCTACAACTGAACTGTCTTTATTTTCAGAAATATAGAATTTATCACCTTTATTTGATACTAATACATAGTTTTCTCCGATACCGAATATATCGTAAGGCTTACCGTTGATTGAGGGTGTGCCCTTATCGCTTGTAAGCTCATCTGTCTTTATATATCGGCCTTCAATACTGCCTGCAATATCTTCATGCTCTGTTACTTTAAGCATACCCGACTTTGTGAGATAGCAATATACAACTCCGTCATCGGGGATAGCTGCCTTTTTACCGTCTTTATAAATAAAGTCGTGATGTCCGTCTGCCTGTGTTGTTTTCATTTCAATAAGTTTCTTCATAAATATCTACCTCCTTAAGCAATAGCATTTCCGTCTGCATCTAAACCGAGTGCTTCAAGCTCTGTAAGCACTTTTTCTCTGTATCTGACAGGGACAAGCGTAACAGATTTATTTTCGGGGTTGCAAGTTCTTCTGCCTGCGATTACGAGTGCTAAGTACATATCTACCATATTTAAAAACCTCCTTGTAAATAAAAAGATAATAAGTGACTTTTGATTACTGAATATTTCCATCATCGTCATAGCCTTCATTTTTTAACATTTCTGAAACGGCTTTTCTGTAAGTAACTGGTACAAGTGGGACTGCTTTGTTTTCCTCATTGCAAGTTCTTTTGTGTGCTAAAACTAAGTTAAAGTACATCTCCTTCATTAAACTGTGCCTCCTTCACTTAATGTTAAAACAGCTTCATAAATTGTGGCTTGAACCTCTTGGTCATTTAAACGGTTCTCCAGATTCTGTTCGTACTGATCAGCCATTGCCTCCATAATTGTGAGCAAGCTGTTTTCATTGTTTTTTGTTTTTTCTTCTATTCGGTCGGCTTGTGTTGGGACATAGGCAGGTGGAATATATTCTGAAAACTCTTTTGTTGTGGGATTGTAAGTCATGCCAATCTCAACACTTTCGTCACACTCAACGGCAATAACTGGGTTTCCTATTTGGTTAGGTGGCCACGAGGGAGCTGTTTCTGCATTAACAATATCAATAACTCTGTATTCGTTTATCATAGCGTATAACATTATTTATACCCCCATTCAATTTTTGCATAACCCGGCGCACCATCAATTCCATCTGCTGTTCGGTTTTGTGATGCTATATAGCCTCTGCCGCCACCACCGCCTCCTCCGCCTTTTGTCGGAGTAGTGCCACCTCCGTTTCCTGTTTGCCCATTGCCGCCATTTCCTATTGAGCCGCCACCGCCGCCGCCAGCGCAGGCAGCTGACGCATATGTGCCAGTAGTATTGCCTACAGGTAAAACTCCACTTCCTCCCGAACCTATGAGGCCATTTGTTCCATCGCCACTTGGCGTTGTTATTTCAGTTCCTCTTGGTACATATTTACTATTACCACCAGCACCGCCGTTTCCAACAGCTACAGCTCCTTGTGCATTGCCTTGGCTGGCAACTGAACCGCCATTTCCTCCTCTAAGTGTAACAAGCGAACCAATTACAGTTGAACCGCCTGCTTTACCGGCTGCATTATCACTTCCGCCAGCTCCACCAGCTCCTATTGTTATACTTAGCTGACTTTGCGGTGTAACAGAATATTCCTGTTCAACTATAGCTTCGCCGCCACCACCGCCGCCACCGCCATCGTTGCTACCGCCGCCGCCACCGCCAGCTCCGCAAGCAGTTACTTTTATTTTTGTTACTGTTGCAGGTATCTGTAATATATAGGTGCCGGCTGTTGTATATTCAAAAACATTCCCCACAACCGCCTGTAAAATTATTGTGTCTAAAGGTACCGGATTATCTGTACCAATTGTACTATTCAAAAGCGGCATTTTATCTTGTATTTCCTGCACAGAGGCTTCCTTTGCAACGTCTTTTAACGCACCCTCGATTGTAGTACCTACGTTGTTCACCTCGGTCTGTGTGGCGTTGACCTGCTTCATTAAATAGTTATAACCGTGTTGCTCTGTTAACCCTACTTCTGTACCGTTTGGGCTGACTATCTGCCCCTGTGTCCAGTTTTCGGGTAAGTCTGCCGGTAATTTAGCCATTTGTTATCGCCTCCTCAATCGGTAAATAATGCGTGAAAACAGCTTCATCGGTGATAGGCACATAAACGCCGGATGTTGTTAATACATTGCCGTTTATGTCTAATAACTCTATCTGTGTAACTGTTTTCGCCTGTGTTTCCTTAACTTTATATTGAATAACCGCTTTGTTTGCTCTTGTTTCTTTTGTAAGTGTATTAATAACAGTTGTGCCGTTTATCCTTGCTGAATTTACTATATCAATAACACTTTCAGCCGTTGAATTTAATAATTGCTGTTGTATGCTCTGCTGTGACGGCAAAACTAACACCTCCTTCATTCGTGACGTAACAAACGGATTTATGCCAAGTCCCCACGCACTAAGTCTATAATTCCATTCCAGTTCTGACAGCTCAACGCTTTCATCAATGGTCATAGCTGATGTTGTAAACGGCTTGTTGATGTATGCAATATGAGCTGGCTTTATCTTGTTTATCGTATATAAAACCTCGTTATAATACTGTTGGTTTTCTGAGCTGCTCTCGATATAAAGCGTGTAGTTGGGATAGTCTATTGTTACCGTCCAAGCTCCCACGCCTATTATTTCATCAAGCTTTTGATACAAAAAACCAAGTGTAAACGGGGGCTTTGTAGTAAGTCGGTTTAAAACTCTAAATCTGCGGAAGTCAAGCGTTTCTACTGTATAATCTGGTACTATACCGAATATCTGCTCCCACATATTAACCGCTTTTTCATCCATTGTTTTAAAAAAGAAATTATCAGCAACTTCGTGAATGGCGTTTGCAAGTGCTTCAAATTGTTCTGTTTCTGTTTTGCAGATTTCTTCAAAGTCGGCTATTTGTTTAAACCAATCGGGTAAATATTCAATTATGTTTGAATTAAGCTCCCACATTTAAACTCACCGTCCCCATAACTGGCACTTCCTGTGTTGTGCTCGTCTGCGTTAATACAATATCGGCTGTATTGCCGTTTACAGTAACATTTGTGGCGTTTATAACGCCTGTTACGTTTAAGATTGCGGCTATAATCTGTGCAATAAACACATTTGAGGCGTATTCAATACCGCCGTTCACAATCGGCTTTGCCCAGTTTTCGCGAATACTAAGCAAATAATTTTTTATCGCTGTTTCAACCGGTTCTTGCACCTGTCCGATTTCATAAGTCGGCAATAAAGTAAGTGTAGCAGAAACATTGATTGTTACTGCCGTAGGTGCTACAACCGTTACTTTCGCACCGATGGGAGCCATACCAAGACCAAGCCCCTGATTGGGTGGTGGGTCAACTGCGTTCTGAACATTATTGATTAATGTTGTCGAAGCCGGTTGCCAGTCCGCACCGATAACCGATAATTTAACAGTGCCGCCGCCATTCCAAGTGGGATAAACTTGAACACCGCCAATGCCATCAAGACCGCCGACAAATTCACGGTATGAAGCCACATTACCGCCGAAGGGCTTTTCATTTAACGCTGTTATAAGTCGTTCTCTGAACTCGTCATCGGTTTCTTCATCGTCACCGGGTACTAAAATATCGGTTATTTCGGCTTTTGAAAGACCTTGTATATAAGTAATCGGTAATATTTCGCCTGTGTAGTCATTTCCGATCGTGCCCTTTGTTTCGGCTGTTAATTGGAACTGATTAGGATTATCCGTCTTTGCGGTTACTATGAAATTTATACTTGCCTCGCCATTGATTGTAGAAAACCTTGAACCAATCGGAACAGGCTGATTAAATACTCCAAGTCGGATAGCGGATGAGGCTGGGTATCTTTTTATGTTTGCAATAACGGCAATTTTATCAAGTGACGTCCCTACCGCCGTTTGTACGAATGAGGCACGCTGAACTTGATTTAAAGTTAAGTAAAATTCTTCAAATGCGTATGAAGCCGGACCGACTGCCGTTTGTATAATACTGCCTTCTCGCTTGTCATAGGAGTTTGGGACTTTATCCAACATTTCTTTCAGAATATTTGAATATATTTTATTGCTAAAATCTATCACGTCAGCCTCACCTCCATTTCCTTTTTAATATTTCCGTATACTGTATTAACAGTTAAACTCGCTGTCATAACATCTTTATCAACAGAATATGTAAAATCATTTATGCCTGTTATTCTCACATCAACCGAGAACGCATCTAACAACCTTCTTTGCAATTCCGAGGCTACAAAGCCGTATGCTTCACCAATCAAGCCTTCCCATTGCATACCGAAATACGGTGTGTAAATCTGCCATCTGAAACGCTCGATATTTAAAATTATCTCAACTGTTTGTTTAACGGCTGTATAGCCATCACACATTCCTGCTATTTGGTGCGTTATCGGGTCAACATACCAAGTTTTTGTCGGAGACTGCTGAAACACAATGCCGTTTTTTAAATTTATATTGCTTTCGGGTAAAGTTGCCATTCCACCACCTCTATTCAAAATCAAAAATTCGGGATAATATAATAAACTTCTGCCCTTTTTGGACTTTTAACAACAACACTTTATCCCCGACCTTTAACGCACGATTAAGAATTATAAAGCCGTTTTCTATTGGAAGTGGCTTGCCGTGTTCATAACAGATGATTGCTTGCGTTTGGTCACTACCGCCAGATGATAAAAGCGAAGTTAAAGTTTGATATGAGCCTGTTAAATTAGTTGATGTAGTGCCGTCCGGGCTTGTGTGCTTATGTCCCAGTGTGTTTATATGATGTGTATGATCAAGAATTGGAATTTTCTTTTCAACGACGTTCTCCGTCAAAATTAAAACAGCCTCGGTCAACGGGGCTTGTGCTACATCTCTTGTTATGCTAAGAGGATTTACAGTTGCCACCGTACCTACGTCTAAATCACACGGCTGGCTTGCTTTTGCTGCGCCCTCTGCCACCATAACCAACGAATCTACCAAGTTCATATTTATCACTTCCTATATTTCGTATAATTCAATATCCATCGTGTGTTTATCATTTTCAAAAGTGTGTGTTATTTTCTCGATTAAAAGCCATTGATTTAAGTTTATATCACCCAAATTATCAATTTGCATTAAAATCATTTGTCCTGCCCTTAAACCAAGAACGCCGAGCGAAGATACTTTTAATGTTCGCAAACGGCGGTTATAATAACTCAATGTTGCCTCTGCCTGTGCTTTTAGCTGTGCTGAGTTACTGTCGTTATCAACTTTTTGATATAGCTGTAACAAGCCCCAACGTGCTATATTATCGGTGTCCCGTGCTACATAAACATCTGCTTTGCCTGTTTCCTCGTTTGCCATTGCGATTTTAACGGAATTATATGTTTGCTCGTCTATGTCGGTTTTATAGGTGTAGTCTAAAACAAGTGATTTATCGCCAATCATTATATTAGACTTCATATCCTCCGCAGCCGTTAAACACAAGCCGTCACCATTATCATAAAAAACGTATAACTTGCCTGTGTTTAATAACGTCTGCTCAACCACACCTTGAATGATGTCTAAACAGCTTTGGTCGGTCTCGATTAATGAAGGTATTGCAAAACCTGTGTCGGCAATATCCGCAGTTTCAAGCTGAAAGTCCTCTGCTATCTGCTTTATGATGTCTCCTGCCGTCTGTCCATAAAAGCTATATGAAGCGTTTGCTTTTAAATATCGCATACGGTCATAACAAGTAACATCTATTTCACCCCAGCGGTCTTTAGATTTAGTAAATACCCAACCAAAAAATATAAGTTTACCATCTACGCTAAATCTAACAACATCACCCTCAACAAACGAGAGTGTACCGCTTTTCAGCACAGTAAATTTTAACGTTCCGGGACTGCCTGTGCGGTTAGTCTCGTATGTTATATTTGTAGCGGCGCTTGAAGCGTTCCATATCTTGCCTGTGCGTTTTTCCGCTATTATTAGTTCAACCGTCATTTGTCATTCACCACCGTTAAACTACCGGATTTAACCCAGCCGAGCGCACCACCGTTTTCACTGTTTATATGTACCGAATATTTAGCATCTTCAATAATTCTTGAAATAATGCAAGCACGTCCGTTGCCGTTTCCGTGTGGTTCATCACCATTACTTGAATAATAAAAATTACCGTTTACAGTACACTTCGCACCAACATATAATTGACCTTCGGGAATACTCCTTGTCTGCTCTGTTGTGGCTATCTGTGCGCCTGTTTCGGTGTCTGTTTCGCCTGTCATTGTTATTTCAAGCGGTGCATAGTCTTTATACTCCGTCAACTCCAATTCAAAATAAAAATCACCTGTTTCCCCACCTTTTTCGGTATACTCAAAATGAGTAACAAGCACATCAAAGCCTGTGTCCTGTGTCATATATGGCACACCGTTTTCGTATGCTCTAACGGGGGTATAGGTGATTATCTGTTTTTGCAGCATTGCTGTTTCAAAAAAATTAATATAAAAATATGGTTCTTTGAAAGAACCACTTGTTAAAGTCATTAGGTCTACTCTGCCCGGTAAATAGCTTTTAATTGATATAGTCTTTAAACCGGGTATTCGGGGTATCATAATCGGACCCAAGCCGAGGACATTCTCATCATCGTTTTCGGTTTCCCTTACAACAGGAAGTTCTTCCGGGTTTATCGGGAGGCGTAGAACCAAGCCATCTGTTTTTCGTGAGAAAAATAATCCGTATTCGATCGGCATTTTCCAAACCTCCTTTTAAACCGGCATAGCTGTGCTTCTGTACGAAGATGACGCCGCCTGTTCAACTATAATGTCCTTTATGGCATCCGCAAGGGCTTTTCTATCGGCTTGCGTGTTGCCTGTGTTCTGTCCGCTTACGTTGATAATTGGTGTTTGTGATGTCAGATTGACTTTGTTTATATACTGCCTTGTAGCCATATCAACAAGCGATTTTACATCTTCCTTTGACATATCAACGTCTTTTACTATTGAAGCGGTTGAACCTTTGATGTCCTTTAAATCGTTTGCCATACCGCCTAAGTCAGAAGATTGGAAGGTTGAATAATCAAAACCACCTGCACCACCACCAAACAAGCTAAAGTTTGAGCCTTTATCATAGCCAGCACTGTACGCACCTGTTAAGTCTTTATAATCCATTGACTTAACATATTCTTTCCAGCCGGACTCACTTTTTGTTTTTTCCGCTGCCGCTGAAAACTTGCCAATCAAGCTATCAAGACCAGATGTCAGATTGACTTCAACGCCGGGAATAGCATTTAATAAATTTTGCAGTCCTGATGCTATACTCTGTAAATAGCTTAAAACAGTAACAGCCATGTCATAAAATGCGACTTTAATGGCGGCAATCGGGTTATTAAATACATTACCAATGAAGTTTGCAAATACTGCAAACTGATTCCACATTCCTGCAATTATGTTATATACAAACGCACCTAACGTATAGACCGCACCCATTATAATTCCTGTTGCCGAAACCGATGAACCCGAAAAATGGTTGAAGGCTGCCACGCCTGCATATAATGCACCTACTAACAGCATAACGCCCATAACTACCCATGTTATCGGTGAACCAAGCAACGCACTGTTAAAAAGCAATGTTGCCGCCGAAGCTGCCTTTGTTGAGCCTGTTAAAACGCCATAGGCAAGCGATAAAAAGTCAACTGCAAAATTATAAGCCGTTGTTGCAATCTTTGCTATTTTCGTCCAGTGCGCCGCTATTTGGAATACTGCAAATGCTCCTGCCGCACCCAAAACAAGCGGACCGATTATTTTTATATTATTCGCAAGCCATGATAAAGCGTTTAACAGCGGATTCAATGCTTTGATAGCATAATTGCCAAACGTAGTAAATACCTGTGACCACGTCATCGGCATTTCTTCAAATTTTGCGTTTGTCTCATCCGCTGCCGAGAACATAGCACTTTTTACAACATCTGCCGTTATTGCGCCCTGACTGCCCAACTCTCGCAGTTCACCGATCGACACGCCTAAATAATCCGCGATTGTTTGAGCTATAACGGGAGCTTGTTCAAGCACCGAGTTTAATTCCTCGCCTCGTAAAACGCCGGAGGCTAACGCCTGTTGGAGCTGGAATATGGCAGCACTCGCACTTGAACCGCTTGCACCCGAAATAACAAGCTGTTTATTTAATAATTCGGCAAAAGCTACTATTTCCTGTGACGATGAAAACGCATCTTTAGCCATTGAGCCGAGCTGTGTAACAAGATTGGCTGTCTCAAGATATGAACCTCTTGAACGCTGTGCAGATTCAAAAATCATATTGTTTAACTCTGCTGTGGTCTGTAAGCCATCGTTCATATTGTTTAAACGTGCTGTTACACTTGAGACTGTGTCCGACAGCTCAATCATTTTCTTTGCACCTTGAAAGCCTAAATACGCTCCTGCAAGGTTTTTAACTGTTGACATCAAGCGTGAAGTTGATGTTTCCGCTCTTTCGGTGTAGCCGAGATACTGCTTGTATACGCTTGAGAACGCATCATTTAATCTTAAAGTTTCAGATATTGTCGCCAATCTTCTCCACCTCCTCTCTCTCTTTTTGTCGTGTTTCTAAATCTCGTAGAATAAAATTTAAGATGATTAGTCTTTCGTTATACGGTAAATCGGTATAAAAAGATGGAGTCCAACCGAAATTTACAAAGCAGTAGTACGCTCCTAAAAAATCCGGGTCGGACTCGTCAATTAGTTTTTTACGTCAATTCCTTTATCCGCGCCTGATAACTTAGCGATTGCATCAGCTAATTTATTAGCCTCGCCAAAAAGCAACATCTTTGAAACTACTTCCACCGGGTCAAGTGTACCGTAAGCATTGCAAAGCTCTGCATTTTTGAAATCAGGTCTGACAGTAGCTTCAACAATCATTGCGTTTCCAAGCTCAACATCAATATCAAAGTCTTTGCCGGTGTGTTTTGCTCTGCATTTGCGTGCTAACTGCTCAACCTTGCCCTTTGTTAATGCACGGATTTTAAAAGGAATTACATTACCGTCTTTATCCTTAAATCTTTCAGAAACTACAATTTCTTCTGTGATTTCTTCGGGCTTTATCGGATGTAAAAAAGCATATAAATCTTCACTCATTGTTTATTCCCTCCTATTAATTACCAAGCTCAACAGGGCTGTTGAACGACTGTGTTCTTGCTACATCTGTATAAGTAAAGTTAAAGTCATAGTTAAGCATAGCTTCTTCATCGTTTAAGATTGAAAGCGGAATAGTGCCTGTGAGCTGACATCCGTAATAAGCCATTACCTGACTGCCGACTGTTGTTGTTGGGTCGTTGTTAGTTATCTGTATGTCAAACTGGGTCATAACGCCTGTGTTGATGTATTTAAGCACCATATCAGTAAACAGGTTTGAGCCATAGTAAATATTGCCTGTGCCCGTCAGCTTTGCGCCGTTTGCTTTATTCTGGATTTTTCGTGTACCGATAACACGCATATCATTTCCCTGTATTTCGGCGTTTGTCTGAATGTTTTTCATACACGCAACTTCAATATTTCTGCCGTTAACGGTTATAAAGATTTTCCCCTCCGCACCGTTTAACGTATCTTTCGCAAGTAAATAAGACATCTTTTTACCTCCTTTAAGCTACCGTTATTGTCATATAAATCTTTTCGGTTGCATCTACCGCCTGAATAGCAAGATTTATAATAATACTGTCTATGTCATTACCGGGAAGTACTTCAATGTCTTTTTCGGCATCAAAATTCTGAATACCTTGATTATTCTGAACGGTTATTAAATACCCAACAATAACACTTTTGAATAATGCTCTGCCGACTTCGTTGTTATTTACAACGCCGATAAATGATTTTGAAAACTGCTGATAAATGTCATTTGCTATTGTGTTGCAAAGTCGGATTATTCTATTCTTGCGATATACCTTTGAAGTGTTTTCGGTATATGTAACAAGTGAGTTAATATCGGTTTCCACTTTTACAGCACCGTCATAGGGTACAAGTGTAAGCTGTCCTGCAAGGATTGATGCTTCTATTTCCTCGCCTGTCATTCGTGGTGTAACGTCAACGGCGTGCGGATACTGTGCATAGGTTAAAGACTGGTTATACTGTGCCCCTGCCTCTGCTCCACCAATCCACCAGCAAGCCTGCTGTGGAGTAATGGTAGTGCCGTTATCAAGCACGATTGAACCGACATTGACATTAATGCAAAATCTATCATCGGGGTTTGTCATGTTTGAAGCCACAAGCTGGCAGTACATACCCTCTTTTGTAACAAGCCTATCAACAAAATTCTGCATTGCAAGCATTGTTGTATTGTCTGTGCCGTCATAAATAAGCACATCAAAGTTATATGCCTCAAGTGCTGTTAAAAATGATGTATAGGCTGCGTTCTGCACTGTGCCATCTGCACCACCTTTAAGCGGTGTTCCTGCTGTTGCTTTAAGCGCGCCTGTACCGCTGAATTTAACCCAGTCATTAACTTTAAGGTCTGCAACAAGCTTGCCTGTCTGTGTATCAACAACCGCTCCGTCTACAACTGTTTTAACAGTAAATACGCCTGTGTTATCGACATCTTCAACTATAATAATTGAAATGTCATTTCCACGAACGCCGGGATATAATGCGGTAATTGTAAGTGTATCCGCTGTTGCTGTTGCCTCTTTTGAGCTATCGGCAGCGGGTCTATATAAGAGCACCTGTGTCGGACCGTTTGTTCTGTTACTGCCCTTAAAAATTTCATTTAAGAATAATGCCTGTGGCGCATAAATGGGATAGCCGCAGTAAGGCGTTGTATTAACACCCGACTCAATCTTCATGATCTTTCCAACTGGTCCCCAGCTCATCGGTTCGCAGATAGCAACCACGCCACGCTGACCAACTGACAGTTCAAGCTGTGTTTTGCTATCAAAGTTAATATAAACGCCCGGTCTTATTTTATTCTGTGTTGTCCAGTTTCCACCAGCCATTATTCAACACCTCCTAACGCTTTTTTAATTGCCTCCTCGGCTTCTTCTATTGTATAATATTCATCCGTCAAAATAGCTTTTAAAAAGTCTTTTTGAACATAAGCAAAGCGTTTACTATTTAATAACGCCTCTCGTGAATATGTCTTTTTTTCTGTTTTCATTTATTAACCTCCTCGTTTAATTCTTGGATGGTTTGCATTTTTGTTTCTTGAGTGGGTATTACAACCCTCTCTCGTATTTCAAATTTATAGTGCAGTGCATCTAAATCAATTCGCCATTCTCTGTTGTATGTTCTTATCATCGTTTTTTCGGCATTCTCACCGTCTGAATACGGAAAGCACTCCATATTTAAATCAAGGACTTCCGCAGCCTGTTGATATAACTCCTGTAAATTAACAAGGTTATAGTTCTCAAGATAAGTCAAATCAAGACCAATCTTGCGATAATAGCAACCGCCTGTCTGCAATTCGATGTTTGAATAACGCTGTTGTAAGAACATACACGGCATATTAACACCGTTTTCATCGGCGTTCTGCTGTGTCGGGTTCTGTAAAAAAGTTACATTCGGCAATAACGGCTTTAGGTGGTTTGCTAATGACTTCGCTATTGTATTAACTGTAAAATTCATTTGCTCACCTTCCTAATAAGTTTTTCCGTTTCCATTTTTACAACTCGTTTATATTCCTCCATCGCTTTATCTGTCATAAACAAACCGGCGATATAAGAAGTTTTTGTGCCTACAACAATACCGCCTTTGCCGTCTGGATTGTATTCAAGCATTCCGCTATACTCGTTTATTACAAGACCAGAAACAAAGTGTCTATCCATTCGATGGCCGTCATTAACGTATGAGGCATACTCCATATTATTGGCAAGCTGTGTTTCAAAGTCGTTGCCCTTTTTTACTGGTTTTATCTTGCTGTCAGTTGCCCAATGCTGTTTTAAAGAACCTGTACGTGTATTTGTACCCGATAAATCATTAGTTGTCGGTGGTGTTAATTCTGTGGCTTTCTCAACTGCTCGCATAGTTGCACCCTTCGCAATATTGGCAAGCTCTTTATCTAACCCTTCTAAATTCTTCTTTAATGCCTCTGCTCGTGTTTTAAGTGTATAATCTGCCATTTGCCTACACCCTTTCTTCTTGAAGCAATCTGACTTCAATATGAGATAAATCGGGCATTACTGCACCGAAGGGTTCAAAATAATAATTAGGTTCAGCGGCAAAAGCACGAATGGTGGTTGTGGAATACCCCAAGCCACCGCCACGCTTTATTATTAACTGATCTCCTGCTTTTATATCAACATCGACACCGCACATTAATTTATCATTCTGCTTAACGTGTGAGGCTGTTTGCTCCATTGTTATTGGCTGACTGTCGCTCAAATAAATACGGCAAGGGACGTTGTTCGCAATCTTTTGGCGTGCATATGATGTTAAACCATCTTCGATTTTTGGGGCGTTGCGCCATATTTCCATTTTATCGGTATACCAATCCGCATAATTCATATAACGTATGTTCCCCCCATTCCTATTAGCCTTGCCTCTGTTGCTAACATCTGACCGTATTTAGTTGAGTTAAGACTTCCCCAATCGGCTGTTGCTTTTGTTAAGGCATCGGTGTCATACGTCACCGAGCTATCACCCAATGTTGCAGACTTGACAACGCCGACTAAACCACCAGTAGCCACTGCCTGTGAAGGCGTTGCAGAGAATTCAGCGTATGTACTTAAAAACATACTACAAAAATGCGCCACATACAGACCCGAAGCATACTCCCACGCATCACCCCATTTATCGGGCGTTATTGCTGTGTTTGCTCTGTTGATAAACATTAATAAGACCTTTTCAGGAACTAAACACTTGCCATAAGCATTAAAAAATTGCGGGAAAGTCTGTTTAAATAATTCCGCTGTATAATTTCCTTTTTCAGTGCCAATGTTTGAAGCACGCTCACGAACACCAAAAAACTGCGTTTTGTTGTAGTACATTTCCCGCACCTCCTTTATGCCTTTTTTCTTGTTTTTCTTGTGTTATCAATAACGGGTGCTTCAACAGCCTTATCAATTACTTTATCCTTTGTGGTTTCGGTAATAACAATCTTGCCGTCTGAAACAAGCTCTTTAAAGTACTTAGTTTCAGCAACCCATTTGTCAATCGTGCCGATATAGTCCTTTGGTATATACTTGCCTGTTCTACCATCAGGCGAGGGAATTGTAACATTTCGTTTGCACATTATAATCATAAAGCCACCCCTTAAATACCGTCAAAATATCCGATTGTCTGAGGGTAAAGCACCTGTACCTCGGAAATGTTGGCAGCGTAAGCTGTATCATAACAGAAATTAGTTGCGTTAGGCTGTGTCATGGCTCTTGTGAGTGGTACAAGCTCATCAACATTCACATATCTCTCGTGATTTACATAAACAACCATTCTGTCTTTCTGTCCTGTTCCTGCACCCTTGCACCACTTAGTACCGCCAATGTAAAGATTACCGCCATTTTTAGCAGCCACATTGTTTCTAAGCACAAAATCAAGAATTGTTTCTGTTGCAAGAGTTGTAACTGGTGTATTCATAATATATGTATACTGTTCATAAGGCAAAAGAATATGGTTAGGCATTGCCTCTGTATCATATTCAGCAGCCGTCCAAACCTGTGTTATTGCGTTGTTGATGTCTTTTAAGATTTCTTCGGGTGTTTTATCCGCCCACTTTGAAGATGTTCCTGCGCTGTTGTTAGCAACCGTTGTTTCCACTGCATCGGGGTTATTTACAAGACCTGTTGTGTCATAGTCTGAAAGACCAACGTAAACATTAGCGTCCATATGCTTATCGTATGCAAGTCTAACACCATCTGAAAGAAGCTGATCAAGGCTTCTGCCAATGTAGTTTGACTTCTGCATATCGATAAACATTATTCTTAACGCTGTTGCGAATACATGTGCTTTATACACACCTTTATCAACATTAGCCTGTACAATAGGAAGCCCGTTTGCGCCACCTGCTGAAACCGGACCGTTTTCTGATCCGCCTGTTAAGCCATAGCCAACCGACATTGCTGATACAAAGTCAACCCAGCCACCACCAACATTAATATTGATGTCTCTGGGATATGTTACAGATGTAAGTGGCTTTCTAATGAGTGGGTCACGCTTTTCGAGCTCTGATGTTAAAAAAGCACCGCCCGAAGCAATACCTGCCTCGTCCATTGTAAAGGTACCGCCGTTGCCCATGCCCTTTGAAACAACGGGTGCTGAATTGATTGTTCCTACATTTTTAAACATTCATACCGCCTCCTTAAGCATTAATCATTGTTAAAATTCTAAGCTCTGCAATGCCGTTTGCATCGGCTGAACCTGCCCACTGTGCGTTTGTGATTTTTACGCTGTTTGTTGTGTCTGAAACTGCCTCAAAGCCACCGACAACAGCTTTAGGGAATGATGTATTTGCTTTAACACGAATATATACATCAGCACCGATTTTAGGTGTGCCGTTCTGACATTTTACGTTGATTGCGCCTCTCTGGAATACGGAAACCGCATCACCGGGCGCATACTGTCCAACGCCCTGTTCAAGATAGTTAAGTGCTGTGTTAATTTCTCTTGAAGCTACGCCAATAAACTGATCTGCTGTGCTTGAAGCTGTTGGAAGTACTACATTTTTGTTTTCATCGTACACAACCGCAAGACCAAAATTAATAGGGCTTTCGCCGCCTGCGGGTCTTGTATTGATAATCATATCAGGCTGTCTTGCATAAGAACCTGCCTGACCGTGGGGCATAACTGCACCGATTGACTGTGGATTTAATTTTGCCATTATATATCACTCCTTTTTAATTAGTTAGTTTTCTTGTGTGGGTTACGGCTATCATAGATTTTCTGCTGTTCAACAATCGCTCTTTCGGGATTGCTCTTTGCAACATTTTTTGTAGCCGAGTCCTTTGTTGCTGATAAAATTTTTGAAACCTGGTTTTCGCTTCTGATTGAGGACATGAGCGCATCAACTACCCTTGCTCTATCCTTTTTATCCTTAATTGAAGCTACCGCAGGTCTTACACGCTTAAGAATTGCGATTGCATCGGCTGTTGAGCACTCGTCTGACATTTCCTCCGCAGGGATTGTAACAGCTTCTTCGTCATCCTCGATTTTTTCACCACCATCAAGTCTTTCAATAAGCTTGTCAAGGTCATCTTCATCTGTGAGTTTTCTGTCCATTTTTTCTTCACGGTCGTTTTTCTTTCCAAGCTCATCAAGCTTTGCAAGAATTATTTTTAACATCTCGCCGTATTCGTCATTTGTTTTTTCCATTTCGTCTTTCATTTCGTCTTTCACTCCTTCCTGTTCTTTTTCCTCTGTCCCTGCATCTATCGCATTTGCTGTTGTTTCTGCCATTTCGTCAATTTCTTCTGCGCTGGCATCTTTTGTAGCTGTTCCAAAAACTTTTAACAGCTCTTTTGTAAACTTGCTCATTGTACTACCTCCTTTTTTAATATTAGATGTACTTTCATCTTTAATTGAAACCATATGCCCCGCTCTGCCTCTCGGCACAACAGCCACATGATTACCTCGTATTTTGGTTTGCTTGTAGTTATCCCCATCGGGCACATACTCGCATATATAGCCACACGACACCTCTCTTTTTATGCCGTTGCGGACATCGTTAATTAAATTTGGGTCGTTGATATATAAATCAGCAACCATAAAATCGCCCTCACGTCTTACTCTCTGCATATGCCCTTTTGCATAGCTCGCAAAGTTGGACGGCTCAACTTCCTCCGGTGGGTGTCCATCGGTAACCGGCTTGCCCTCAAAGCTTGCAAGCGTTGCCCGCTCGAAAACATCTGCCTCATACCTGTTTACTTTGATTACACGCTCCGGGTCTCCGTCTAACGCTAAATCCCTTGCTAAATATTCCTGTTCGCCTATTCTTGCGATAGGAACATTTTTGCAAATTAAAAAGCCCTCAACCGTTTCTATTTGGTTTGGGCTTATCTCGTTGCCATAATAATATATCATTTCAACACCTCAATTTATGCATTAAAAAAGCACCTGTTCAGGTGCTATCACTCTTCTACAATTTCCCATCTGCCTTCTGTAGTACTGCCATCAGGTGCATGAGGATTTATTTTAGGATATAAATAATCTTCTCCGCTGTCATCAATAACTCTGTAATAATCGTCGTCTTCTTCCCATGCTTCGTATACTTTGCCGTTAGTTAATCCAAATAAATAAAACGATTCTCCTATAAATCTCAGTTTCATAGTGTGTTTGGGCTTATTGTCCGGCTCCGGCGGAATATAATAATTCATTTTAGACATTACTTTCTCTCCCTTCTATTCTTAAGCTTTGAATCATATTGAATGCCATCTTTTTCTACCCAGTGGACGTCAAATATATATTTTGAACTCTCGATTTTTCCAACCTTTTTACTCCATTCTTCAGGCTTTCCCCCGAATCTATCAACGTAATCTTGAGCGTGCCGGAATATTGTTTTGCTTCCTTTTCCAGCTATAGTCCTTACAGTTTCAAAGGTTGCGCTCTCTGGTATAAATGATTCCTCATTACCTATAGTATAATCTAAACGGCTTTGCAAGTAAAATCTTTTTCTATATTTCTCTTTCCACTCCTTGTATTTTTTATTGTTAGCCAGTTTATGCTTTTGAAACGTCTGAAACGTCTTAGGTGCTTTATCGCCTAATGCCATTTGTAAATCTTCCCATTCCCTATAATCCCTTAACCATTTTGCTCTTGCTGTTTCTTTTTTACGATATTCTTCAATCTGTTTCTGTGTTCGAGGGTCTTTTGTCGGTGGGTTTTTCTTATAGCTTGAGAAGTCCTCAATCTCTTTTATTTGTTTATCAGTCAAGCCCATTGGTGTCCATGGCAATAAAGTGTGCAAACAATTAGGATGTATATTTAAATAGCTATTTGATAAATCGTCCGGACCGTTTGGGTCTATCTTGCCGAAAGCTGATGAAAGAGGTGGGAAGATTGGGTGCTTTCCGCTTTTACTATATACGCGACCTTCAAACGGTGCGCATATTTTACAAGTCGTGCCGTGTGAACTGATTTTATATAAGTCCTGTTCTTCATCGGCTGTAAGAACTGCTAATATTTCAGCTTGTCTTGAAGTCGTGCGAGTTACCATATTTGCATAGGTGTGTAAACTCCAATTTCGCCCGGCTTTATCGACAAACGCTGTTATGCCTTCACGCATTAAGGTATTAACAAACTCATTTACTGTGGCTTGTGCACCGCTGCCGATTGCCTCTTTTTTTGCAACTAATTCAAGCCCTATTCTTCTGAAAATATCGTTTTCGGTGCGACCGATTAACGCATTTTTTAAAGTGGACATAACAACATTTTCAGCCACGACAATTTCGCCCATTAAATTAATGGTTAAGTTATCAACAATATTATATTGTGTGGTTGTCAATGCCTCTGCGTTCGCATAGCCTGTTTTGTGCTTTTCGACTGGCTCTAATATCCTTCGTGCTTCCGGCGCTCTCACATAAAACTGCTTTTCAATCATTTTAGGGACATATTTCCAACATTTGGTTTCCATCTGCTTTAATATAGCTTGCACTCTTTCGAGTGAAGCAACAGCGTGATAGTCAATGTTACCCATTGACCGCAGTCTGCCAATCTCGTTTATAATATCCGTTTCAGCTTTTAAGAATATCTTACGCAGGGCTTCAAGCTCTTTTTCGTTTGGTGCTCTTTTTATTATCGGCAATATTAATCACCGCCTTTTTTGCATTAAAAAAACGCCTTTAAGGCGTTTAAAATTATCTTTTAATATCGGTTATTCTATAGCTTTTCCCTGTGCCCATGCTGCACGAGCTTCATTGAGGCTCATTACATTAGCACACTCCGTTTCATCCGGATGGTCTGTTTGAAACTTTTCATTTTCCCATCCACAGATTTCGCAGATTTCATAATTATCTTCTTTTCCAAAATAATATTCTCCACAGACAGGACATTTTATCATCTTAAACCCCCTCTTCTTTTTTCTTTTTATTAAAATACTTTAAGCCTTTTTCAGGGTTTCCCTTTGGTTTATACATTGTAGCAATACCGGTCTGAGGATATCCCTTTACAAAATCATTAGTACTTACTCTATATCTTACAACCGCACCATCTTCGGTCTTATATCCTAAAATATCATCGGATACCGGTTGTTGAATTAAGTCTAATGCGTAACTATTATAATCTTCTTTTGTAAGTGCAGGATAATCTTTTTGACCGTGTTTTTTTATATGACGTTCTAAGTTCTTCTCTGTAAATCCCTGTTTAAATTCATTACAACCTGTAGCACTTATATCTTCTTTATTTTTAATTTTACCGTGTTCTTCTGTCTCTGTCAAGCCACCGCCTGTCCATTTTCCATCTTTATCTCTCGGTTGGTCGGGAGAATAATCAACGGTCATTTCATCATCGGTGGCTAAATCAAAAGGGTTTTCAACATCTCCATAGCCTAATCCCATTAATGGGTCTCTCAACGCTGTTATGTCTTGAAATGTTTTGCCTTTGTTTTCTGCTATATCCTCATCAGATATGCTATCAAACATATCCGTTTCTTCTGATAACTTTTTTAGTTCTTTTTGTGCTGTTGCCTGGTCAATTAATCCGGCTTGAAACACCGAAATTATGCTTTCAGTTTTAAACTTCGCAATCTCCGCTGTTTCTCTTGCGGTCGGTGTCCAAAGTGCCGGGAATGTTATATCTAAATCATCAGGTATTGCGCCCCATGCCGACATTGCCATAACAGGGAGCAGTTTATAGATAATAGGTTTTAACACGCTCTCCCGGAGGGAGTCGATATAGTCATAATAGTTTCTTAAATCGCTTTCACCTGTGGCGTTAAGCCCAGCAGGCGCACGTCCGAATAATTTAGTAACTGGTATTCTTGAAGCTCCTGCAAGGTCAAGACACATACTGTCATAGACCTCTTGAAGTCCTGTGAATGTGTACTGCGTGTTTGTTATATTATCATCTTTATTCACGAGCTGTACGCCGAAATTGCTTTTACAAACTGACTGTGCTTGCATTACATTCCAAAATCTTCGCTGTTGCTCGGCAGAGGCAACCGAGAACAACTGGTCAAGGTTTTGAACTTCCATTGTGTCAACATTAGCTCTAAACGTGAGTGCTGCCATGTTCGTTGATACGTTGTCATGTTTTACGACATCGGCATATAACGCTTCAACTTCGCTCTCGCCCCAGTACATTTCAGCTATTTTTTCAAGATACGGCAGCTCACGTCCGATAAATCTTATTATTCGTGAATGATGCACTTTTGCATATATTCTGCCTTCGCCGTCCGTTATGTTATAATACATCGGCAATCCAAAGTCCGGGTCTGCCATATCCATTACAAGCTCACTGTCGGGAGTTATACCGCTCCATCTATCTAAAATATGCAAGCCTTTAAACGTGTTAGGGTATATCATTTCTAAATCAAGCGGCTTGTCAAGCTCGCCTTCCTGCCCCTCTATCATAATCAGACCAGCCGAACCGCCGTACAATCTGCCCCATTTCAAGCCAAGATTGATTTTATCTTTTATCTGCGTTATTCGCTGTACTCTCTCAAACAGTGCTATGTATTCGGGTGATAGACTTCCTGCAAGCGTAAACCAGCTTTTTGTCATATCATCGGGAATAATGCCCACAACATTCTGAACAACCCAGTTCCCACGATAAAGCGAATTTAACAAGGCATAATCATATGTCATTCGTGTTAATGGGTACTCTGTACTTTCAAGAGGCGATTGAGAACCAAAGCCGAGCCTAAACAATGAATTTGAGAACGCATCGGTTGTCATTTTTTTGTTTTCTATTTTTTTGCTTTTTCTTGCCATCTTCTCACCTCCCTTTTATTCAAAACGCCAATCAGGCAAATAGTTTACATAATATCTAAGCGCATCTAAGCTGTGGTCGTTCTGCTTTACCGGCTGCTCTTTGCCATTCAGTGAAGCTCGCTCATCCCACATATAAACGCCCATTTCATCTAACACCGTTTCACAGGTGTCGCAAACTAAAATCTTTCTTTGCTGAATTAAGGTTGACGTTTTTCGTATGCCGTCTAAAACCTCGTTCTCCGCAGGAATTACATAAACGCCACGACTTCGCAACTCTGTTATAAAAGAAGCTGCGGAAGGATCAACGATAACAGCACAGTAATTCTCACCCATAAAGTCCATAAAATCATCAGCATATTCCTTATCCGTTTTCTGTCTGTGTTCTTTTCGGCTATCCCAGTTATACTCGTCACAAACACGAACAATGCTGCCATCGTCCCATATATCCAAAAAACGCATTGGGTTTGTTGTACCGTAGTCAATAGCTATTGTTCTTGTTGCCACCGACCGCATTCCGACAGGTTCTTCTTCTTTTTGGAATGTGTTCTCGGTCTGGTCAAACATATCGTAAATTAAGCCCTCGGACATTACCCATTGCCCCAGTATATAACGCTGATAAAACACGCCAGTATACATATTCTTGTAACGCTGTCTGGTGCGCTCATCAAGCGAAGGGTTATCATCCATTAAAAAATGCAGATGCAAAGCGTTTTTCTTTGGTGCTTGTAATATCCATTCCTGTCTAAACCAATGCCGTGGGTTTTCAGGGTTACAGTTGAACCAAAGCTTTGCACCGGATACCGAGCAACGAGCCAGAGCCTGTTCAACAAACGACCTCGGCATTAAAGCAACCTCATCAAGCATAACTCCTGCGAGTGTAACGCCCTGAATTAATGTATATGAGCTTTCGTCTTTACCGCCAAAACAATAAAAACGGTTTTCTCTGTCTCCTCGCTTTGCAATAATAGCGTGTTCGCTCCTGTTATATCTAACATCAAATTCCTGTTTTAGATATTGGATATTTAACAGAGGCATTATTATATTTCGCTTAACAGCTCCAACGGACTTACCGCAAAAAGCAAATGCACACTTATTGAAGTTACCCATTCCCCATAAAAAAAATGACAACGACATAATTGACGTCTTGCCACTTCTTACCGCACCATCACAAATTAAAGCATCAAAATCACTGTATGCAAATTTTAATATTTCCTTCTGCTTATCGGAGAATGCCATCTTTGAACTCCTCCTTCAATGCTTTTGTAATAGGGTCATCTTCAAGTCTGTTTTCGTCATGATCGTTTTCTTTTTTATTTTCTGTCCATCCCTTAAAGTTATTGATAAGCGAAAACTTCGCACCCTGCACACCGTCACGGTCAAACAACCTTCTTTCGGCATACTCCTCGACATAGCTTTTCGCCCGTGTAATCGTGTCATTAAATTCTTTTTTGCCCTGATAATTAAGCAATGCCTGCCGGCTGTTAAAGCCCAACGCCAGTGCCAAACCTGTTACAGTTGGCGGTTTAGGCTGAACCTCATATATAACACAGCCCTTATCCGTAACCAATGGCATACCGTCCTCATTAAAAAAAGGAATGCCTTCACATTCCTTGAAATAACCTTCTATAAGTCCCTCTATTTGTTCCTTGCTTGTGTATTTCGGCGGTCTTCCGCCTTTGCTTTTCGGCATTATACCGCCTCCTTAATCAATTTCCCATGCTACTATTCTACCACAGCTAAATGTGACATTGTGTGCCATCTTTTGCATTGTGTTCCATTGACGGTACTTATCAAATTCGTACGATCACGAAATTGATAAAATACCTGAGCTTTTCATTTTTTATTTATCACACCAAATTTTTTCTAAACTCCTTTAATGCTGTACCATGCAGTCTAAGCACCTGTCTATACGAGTAATTCATCTTCTCCGCTATCTCGTCCAACGATTTATATTCCACATACCTCATATACAAAATTTTGACATACACAGCATTATCAAGCGACTGTATCTCATTGATTATTTTATGCTTAAGCTGTAAAAACCTTTCAATCTTGCGGCTTATGTCCGCCTCCAGCTCTGCCCGTCTTATTACTTCATTCGGTATGCTGTCCGCCGACGGCGAAGTCTGAACTCTATCGCCGTAATCAATGGCATGACAGCCGATAAGCTCTCTCAGCCGGTTCAGCTCCTCCTGCCGCTGTTCGATACATACCTCAAGCCGACGGAGCTGTCGTAAGTATTCCTTTGGGTTGTCCAAGAGCTACACCCTCTCTCCCGCAATGCGTCTTAGCTGTCTTGATACCTTGAACCTTTTAATGCGGTCCACCTCAAGCTCCGACCTCATCAGCATTTTAAGCTGTGCAGTCATAACCTCAACATCGGCAATCTCCTCCGCCACATGGCTTTGCGTTGCTTCGGAATAGCCGGAAACCATATGCAGATATATTGCCTCTCTCAGCTCCTCAAGCTCCTCGATACACTTTTCATACTGCTTTAAGCCGTAATGCTCAAGTATCTGACGCTCATCAAATTTTAATTTAACTTTTTCTTCGTCTGTCAAGCTCCGTCACCTCTCACTTAAAACGGCAAATTTTCATCTTCGATATTCTCATCAATCGGACAATAGCCTTCTCCTATGCCATTATTCTCAGCGGCTTCTTTCTTGCTTTCCGCAAAATAATTTTCCTCAGCAACAACATTTACTGCGGTACGTCTTTTGCCGTCCTTATCCTCATAGCTGTTTACATTCAGCCTTCCGACTATGCTCACAAGCTGTCCTTTATGAAAATATTTGCTGACGAATTCAGCATTCTTTCCGAAGGCAACGCATGATATAAAATCCACTTCCTGTTCGCCCGATTTTTTAAAGCGGCGATTTACCGCCAGCGAGAAATTGGCCACTGCCATAGGTTCTGCACCCTTTGTATATTTCAGCTCCGGATCTCTTGTAAGTCGTCCCATAAGTATGACCTTATTCACTAATCCTCACTCCCTTCGATTGTCACATCAACGCTCTGGCTTCTGCCATATGAAAACAGGTCTTTAAAGCCGAGTATGTATTTATTGCTGTCGTTCTCTATGTAGCCGCCTTTTTGAAGCGCATCAAGAATAAATTTCTTAGCAAAACAGACATTGTCCTTATCTCTGCGTTTTGTTTTCTCGTTCCACACAAAAGTGATAAAATACGGTGGTTTTGCGGCTCCTGTTTTGGTCAATGCGATGTTTGTCAATATTTCTTTCTCGGCATTGCTTTTCATGCTTGCAGAGGCATATTTATTGCCCCTGCTGGCCTTCGTATATTCGTTGAGTGTTGGCAATCTGCCGTATATCGTGAATTTAAACATTGCTCTCCTCCAGCTTTCTCATAAGCTCCGCCTGCTTTATCCTACTCAGCTCGTCAAAATCCCAGTCATGCTCCTCAAAATTGGTGAAGCGTGTCGGCTTAACTGCCGGCGGCGACTCCGTTTTCCTGTTTTCCTGCTCATTCAGCGGAAATATGCCCTTCCAGCCGTTAAATATTGACTGTTCAAGTATCTTAATCTTATCCTCATCGTTATCCGCCAAGGAATCAAGCTTATTAATCATCAATTCTACCGCATGGTCCGTCATAGGCGATTTAACCTTCTTCCGGTGCTCAATATAATTGTGTATAGCTTTATCAAGTTTGTCATTCTCCGAATAACGCACAGGCGGAGCGCTTTCTTTTTTATCTTTTTTCTTTTTAACATTATCATTTACATTTACATTTTCATTTACATTAGGTTTTTCCGAAACGCTGTTTTCGGTATCATTTTTTGAACTGTTGGTTTCTGTTTTTTCGTTATTTTCAAAACCATTGGTTTTTATTTTCGTATCATTTTTTGAACTGTCAGTTTTCTCTTTTTTAGGTCTGCCGCCCTTTTTACTGTTTTCATAACGTGTATTGTTTGCGTCAATCTGCGGCTTAATTAAAAGAAAAACACTTTTTACGGAATTATTCATTTCGATTACTTCGCCGGTAAACGCATACTCAAGCAAAGCATTGTACAAATCTGCTTGTATCTTTTTAGGCTGTAATTTTATTGCTTCGTAAAACGAGCGATAAAAAACAATGCTTTCTCTTTCCGTCATTGAGCACTCCTTCCTTTCTATCTTATTTTAAATGGCACTACAGCCCTCTTTTCAGAGGGTTGTAGGTGTCAGAATTTACTTTTCTTCCGTATTGTTTTCCACTATATTTCCGTCCTCGTCCATATCTATGTAATCCGTTTCGTCCGGCTCGGCATACATATCCTCGGAAATATTGGTCTTTATTGTTTCGTCCGTACTTATCTGCTTTGCAAACTCACTTTTAAGCGGAGCATACTTAAGGCATTTTTTAATAACCGTTTTCTTTGCCATTTCATCAAAGTTTGATGTCCATGGGCTATATGAGCTATTGAACGACTGGCTGTACTTAGAGGCATGTTTTTTAATATCATCGACTGACATTACCTCAAAGCCGTAGCCGCCGTTTTTAGTCTTAAACGTAGCGTAATAGAGTATTACAGCTCCTCTATCAGTAAGTGCCGGTTTATGCTTAAGCACCGGATCAAGCCCAAGCTCATATTCAAACTCGTCATTCTCACAGACCTCATGTGCCTGTATAATCGTGACATCGCTGCGGTATGCAAGGTCAATAAGACCTTTATAGCCAATCTGGAACTGTATTTCCATAACACCCTTATTTTTATAGGGGATAAGATAAGCCTGTCCCATAGGTGTATTCGGTTCAAGTCCGAGCTGTGCCGCATTCATCATTGCCGCAAGAAAGCTTTTGGGTGTACATTCGGCCAGCTTAGGATTGGAGCTTATTGCCGAAAGCACCATGCGTGTAAATCTCTCGGGTGTTATTGCCGAAGGAAGAGCTTTGCTTATTTCGCCTTCCATGCTTTTTATAAGGTCCTTCATTGTTTTCTGCGGACTTGAAACCGCTGTTGCTTTTGCCGCTGCCGCTTTGCCGATTGCTCCGGTCGTATTCGTTGTTGATGTCATTATAATCATGCCTCCTTAAGCTTCTGCACTTTAAATACTCTGCTTGTGCCTGTCTTAGTTACCTTTTCGTAAACCTCCGGATAAGTGTTTTTAAGCTTTTTACTATCCACTGTGGTCCTTGGCTGACTCTTCCATGTAATCGTATATTTTTCCGCTACGCCTTTTGCGGCATCGCCGAGCTTAAGCTTAATACTCTGTTTTATTTTATCTGCCTGTGCCTCGATTTCCTTTATGTTTTCCTGTAGCTTCATATACTGCTCAATATCCTGCTCGGAATCGTACATAATACGTTCTTCGCCGTTATCATCGGGATAAACGTTTTTAAGTGCCTCCTCTGTCGCTTGGCTTCCATCTACATACGGTGGAATCTTTGTTTCGACATATTTCTGCCAGAACTCGATTTCAAGCTGGAGAAGCTCATTACATTCATTTTCATCACGTTCAATCACGAAATGATAAAAGCCCTTATTGAGTATGAGCACCGCAAGATACATACGGTCATAGCCCATAACATTCATATAGTGAACGCACTGAACATAGTAATACAGCGGTATTTCGCCGTTTTCAAAGTCACTTTTATTAAACACCGATGTGGTCTTACATTCCAGACCGGCATTCTCACCGACAACCTCGCGATCAACATTTGCCGATATAAAATCATAATCATCATGGAGATACATAAAGTTGGTACGGCGAACCTTTTTACCGGTTGCCTCAGACCATCGCTGAGCCACATAGTTTTCAAAATCTCTGCCCTGACGCATTTGCTCGCTATCCTCTTTTTCGGGAAGAAGTCCCATTTTGTCAGCCCAGAGAGCATACAGACTGCTATACTGATTAAGTCCGGCGATTGTGGCGGCTTCACTGCCGCCTATTGATTTTCGTCTATATTCAAGCCACTGCTCACGAGGCATATCTTTTGTTGATACAAGCTTACGCATTAAAATTCCTCCTTGAAAAACTTTTGGTTTTCGTTTAAAATGTAGTTGGTGTCATTTCGTTTTGCCGCTATTGGAATTGCCGTTCCGTAGCGGCTTTTTTACATCTTTTTAAGTTCGGCATCTATATACCAATATCCGGTTTCCTTATCAAAGAGCAGGTCATAATCGCCTATAAAACCGCTTAAGTCAATCGTTACCGCTGTTCTGTATGCGGCTTCGTACTTTGCATTCTTACATCTTTTATAAATATGATAGCCTTCTTTTTCATCAGCTTCCCGAAAATACATCTTACTACCTGTAAGGGCAATACAAAGGTATCCATTCTTAGTTATCTTCTTATGGCAGTTATTGCGAAATGCGAATGTTGTTCTCTTGCCATAATTAACCTTAGGATTTTTAACAACTGTAATACTTATGTCCGTTCCCTGTGTTGCCTTACGATAGCACTTCTGTTTTGTAATCCACTCCATATGATTCCTCCTCATTTGACTACTTTGAAATATATACACGCTACTCCACGACCTCTTTCACAACAGCAGATCGCATAATAGCATTGCTTACAGTGATTAACCGTTTTTTCTTTCTTTTTCATCTTTTCAACACTCCGTCATAGTTACCGTACCTTGCGGCTCCCCAGAGAAGCTCATCAAGTATTTTTTCTTTCTGTCTCTGCTTTTTGATTTCTATTTTTCTTAGCTCCTTAATCAACTCTTTTTCTTCCGGTGTCATATCTTCCTTATTCATCTTTTGCCACCTGTACAATTATCGTTCTCTGCTGTCGCTGTTCTGCATTCAGCTCTCTTTCGAGCCTATCCGCATAATGCTTTTCCGACACCAATTCGAGCAGAAGAAGCAACACACCAAAGCCTATGTACACGATGCCGCCGTTATCATCGCTGTATATAAGTCCGGCACCGAGCAGACACCAGAACATAGAGTTTCCGATGATGAATAATAGCTCGTTATCCTTCTTAATTCTCATATGCCTTCACCTCTTCCACCTCACCATCAAGGACCGCATTTGCCAGCATGGCGATTTTTATTCTCAGCGGATCCGGCAGCTCTCTATCCGATATGCCGTCAAGCACTGCCATACAAAAGCTGGCTATAATGCTTGCCGCATCTTCTTTGCTTTTTAACATTGCTTCATAGGCTGTCATTTGCTCACCTCCTATTCAGCGGACACCAGCGAAGTGCCGTTTTAGGCATTACATAGCCAATCATGTTTTTATCTTTGGAAATTCTTTTCTCCTGCCTTGCTTCGTATTCCTCCGCACTCTCTTCAATATCCTGATGAGTACAGCGATATTCATTACAATTCGGATATTTTATCGTTTTACAATATCTGCACTGACTGCATTTAGCCATTTGGATTGCCTCCTATCTTGTTATCATTTGTATCGCACTCTCGATGCCGTAACCAACCGCATATGCTGCCATCGCCCACAGCATAAGGAGTAATATTATTGCTGTCTTTTTCATTGCTTGTCCCTTCTATACGGTCTTTCGACCGTATTAATATGCTGCATAATATTCCGGGTGTTCCTTCAAAAACTTTCTTACCGATTCGGGTACTTTCGGGCTATTGAGTTCTTCCTCGGTCAGCTCCTTATATACCTTTGTCGGTTTATATCCGGGCGGTGCCGGCTTAAGTACCGATTTAGGAAGGGACAATATAATTCTTCGCCGCTCTTCCTCGCTTATGTTTCTCGGATTAAGGTTAATGACCGTATATTCTTTGGTGCATCTCTTTCTTCCCATAGCTTATCGCCTCCCTTTTTGTTATTTTATGCGGCATTGCCTGTCCTTTTGCCGGATTAGCCTACAACCTTTTTGCTTTCCATTTTTGCAAGCTCACGCTTATGGCGTTTGATTACGTCATACACCGGATGATCTCTAGGAACGACTGCTCCGTCCTCCGGAGCAAGTCTGCCGTCTGCCATGTAGCAGACAACCTCGACCTCTACGCCTGTTTTAGGCAGGTATACTTTTCTCATGGCTATGCCTCCTTTACTCAATCTTTATGTCCGGAACCAATCTTTCCGGATAAAACACCAATTCATAGTGGTATTTGTCGGTAGATTTAGGCTCCGTCTGCTCCATTACGTAACAGGTCCAATCGTTTAGATAGATATAATCCTTATAGTATTTGTCCTCTCCGGTTTTGATTGTCACAACCAATTCGTTATCGCTATTATTACTAAGGCTCATATATCCTTCGGCTTGGAGCATGATAGTATCTGTCCTCGCATTTGTAACAGTAATTTTTCTATACACGTTAAACTCGTTAGCGTCTTTCGACAGATTGCGATTAACTGTATTGGCTGTTGAACAAGCCGTTGCACAAACCGCTATTGTCAGACCGACAGACAACGCGGCAAGCTTATTGTTAATTGTTTTCATTTTTGCCTCCTGTTTTCTTTTGCCCAGTCCAAATATTTGTATTGCCAATAAAATTCATGGTATAATTATTGCTATCAAATATTGAAAAAGGAGTTGTTGTTTATGTTGTATAAATTTTTGATTGATATTTTGCAATATTCACTGCCATCAATTACTGCTATTGCTCTTTTTTATCTCACTTTCAAAAAAGATAATTACAGCTATAAAAAAGCTATGGAAAAAGAACGAATAGAAAAATGTTATTTTCCGTTTTACAGATTTTATTTCACTGGTATGTTAGCAAAAATCCCATTTAGTAAACTTACAACAGAAAACCGAGAACAGTTTATAACCTTACTGACAAATAATCTTTATCTTCTGGATGTAACTTCACAAGCTCTATTCTCTGCTTTGTATTCAGCTCATGTTGAACTTATTGTTGCTCAAAAAAGTAATTCTGATTTGGCGATTTATGAACATACTTTGGATGTAGCTTTTTTTGAGTTAAAGCAATCTATATTCGCTGAATACAAACATTTACTAAAGAAATTAGGATTACCAGTACCAAAAAGCTAAAATTCTTAGTTTTTGCCATTCTCCATCCACATACACCACATAATAATGTAGTGGTGATAAGAGATGCTAATTTCATTGGTTCACCCCCTGTGTTAAATAAAATCATCTGTTTTACAGCCCAACACCCTTGCTATTTCTACCATTACAGGAAACGAAGGTGTTTTAATGCCTTTTTCTATTTGGCATATCATAGCCTGTGTTACTCCTACCTTTTGTGCCAATTCTGTCTGCGGCATATTTTTTGCCTCTCTTATTGTTCTTAATGCTTCGCCTAAGCTCATCTTTTCCACCTCCCGATGATGTAAATTATTACTGCGATATAAAACGCCATTTCCGATACTTTAAATACACAATCCAACAATGTCATTTAATGCCCTCCTTTTTTGGAATATTAAATATATTGACAATGAGCGGTATAATAGTTATTCTTTATGTGGGAGAGTTGCCTCCCCCGTCATCTCATTTCAATTCTTTGATAAATTCTATCAGAGCATTGATGAGATTAAGTGTTGCGGTGATGAAAACAATTTTTTCAAGGGTGTTGTTTTCATCGCCTTTTTTATTGCCTTCGCTCATTGCTTTTTACCTCCTGTTTTGTTATATTTAAGTTAATCACTTAACTTAGTTATATTATATCCCAAGTTATTGGGATGTTCAAGTATTTTTCCTAAGTACTTTGGAATTTTACGTTTTATATAAAAAACAGGAGGTGTTTTTATGCACAATTCACAAGAAGTAGCCAATACCATAAAAGCCTATGCAAAAAATAAAAAGATAACCATTGGCACAATGCTCACTGATTGCGGCTTAAGCAAAAATACTTTATCTTCAATGCAGTCCGGCGGCTATTTACCTCGTGCAGAAACCTTGACCAAAATCGCCGATTACCTCAACTGCTCTGTTGACTACCTTCTGGGGCGTACAGACAATCCCGAGATTAACAAGTAATTATTACTTATAAGAGCTTGTCAATAGCTCTTATAAGTATGTTATAGCGTAGTTATAAC